CGGCTTTTTGTAATATTTCTTGAACGTATTTTGCGGCAACAGCATCTTGAATAGGCGGCGGAGCAAGATAGGCGCTGCTATATTCTGTTCCTATATTATACTTTTTGGTTAAACCTTGCCAAGATCCATTTGTAAAGGCATAAGCTCCAGATGCAGTTTGACTTGGCATACCATTAGGATGTGGAATACCATAATTGCCACCAGACTCGCGTGTTCTAATAGTAGCAAGGATTTTTTCTACATCCGCAGGAATTGAAGGAAGATTTTGCATTTGATCTGCAGAAGCCACAGGCGCGCCTGATATATTTGCAGATCCGGATGTTGATGTCGCGTCAGATGTTGTGGCTGTAGATACAGGAGATGCATTTGCTCTTTCATCATCAGTGGCTTCTTGTGCCCTTGCCTCTGCCGTCTCAGAGAATTCTACCCAGATTTGATACAAATCCCATAACAACCAAGCCGTAAAACCAGCTGCTATTAGTTTTGTTACCACAGCAGAAACAGCCGCAACTGGAATACCTACGCCAGTAGAAGCTACCGCGGCTTCAGCAACAGTAGCCGCCGCGGCTGTAGCTCCGACCGCTGCGATTTGAGCAAGAAGTCTTTGCTGAGCTTTCTTTTCTAAGTATCTTAAAAAGAGATTCCACAATCTATTTTTACCGTATGCAGAGAAAGCGAAACGTATAAAGGCTTTTTCTGCAAACCATGCCATAAATCTTGCTGCTTGTTTTTTTGTAAAAGCAGTAAGTGCGCCTGCTATAGTTTTAAGCCCTTTATATGCAAATTTAATAGCGGTGACAGGAGCTATAGCTACTGCTGCGAGTGGAAAATTACTGACTATCGATGAAAGCAGTCCTTGACCACCTTCTCTTTGTCCTGTTTTTTCATTAAATGTTCCATAAGCATCTTCATATATTTTCCCACCAATTAATCCGAGGAGTGCTCCTCTCCAACCGAAGACACTTCCTACTGCCGCTCCTGCGATTGCTGTTGTGCCCAATGCAGCCGCAAAATTTTCAACGAAACCAATGATAGGAGATATCTTATCAGTGAAAGCAGCCCAATTCGATTTCAGTTCTTCTAATTGTGATGTGTCTAAATTTCCAAGAGCAGCGAGGCCAAGCGCGCCAAATAAACCGGCACCGATTAAAAGTTTTCCAACAGTTCCAGCTCTTTCTTTGGCGTTATCCTTTATCGCGTCGAGTTTTTCTCCTAAATTACTAAATGGGTTTTGAAATGAGCTTCCGCCAGATTCGATCGAAGCTTCTTTTTCTGCCTGCGCTTGTTGTTGAAATGCTTTTCTCTCAAACTGAAGTTGTTGTTCAAGAGTTTTTTCAATCGAAGAAAGATAGTTTACTGCTACTAATAACAGTTTTTCTGTAGGCATATTTGGATTGACTGCCGGACGTGCAGATTTTTTAGGAGAAGCGGGAATAGTGCCCGAACCAGAAACTTTCGACTTTCCGGCTTGACCTGCCATACCAACACCGTTAATAACAGTTACTGGTGCTGGAGAAAGAGCTCCTTCGAGAGCTCCTCCTACCGCTTCTCCAACTCCGCGTACGGCGTTGCCAGTAGCTTCTACTACTTTTCCTGCTAGACCAAAAGTACCTTCGATGGTCGATTTTACTGCAGCAGAAACCGGTGTTTCAAATAACGGCATTACTTTCTTCTACTCTCTATTTCTTGTCTCTGTTCTTCAAGATGAGCCATTAACAAATCAACGTAGAGATCTCTTTCATATGGTATCAAGTTTTCAATCTCAGTGATCGAATATTTGTGATGTTGAGCCAAAGCAAAGATCATACTATAGTAGTTTTGCAGCGAGTTGTGACTCAGCGCCACATAAAAAAATCTTTGAGATTCGTTAACTCGATACTCCTATCATTACCAAGTTCATTTGTGTATTCAATCTTATGATATAACTTCGGCATCTTCTCAAAGAATTGTCGAATTAAATCGAAAGAATTGACTGGCAATTGATCGAGAAACTCTTCGAGTTCTTTGTCTGTATATTCAGAAGCAGGATAGATTTCATCTTCTGTTACGATCGTATCAATACAATTGATGATAAAGAATGTCATGAGATCGACTTCATTATCAAACTGCGTGATCTTATCAGTGATGCTCGAGCTCGGATACTTCATAATCATTGCAATATTATCAGACAATTTAATAGTCGAATCAACACCTTCTGGCATTTCGACTTCAATCGTATCGAGATTCAGTTCGAAGTCATAAACCTTATCGTCTTCGTTGTCACGATAAGACAGTTTAACAATATTATTGACAGACTTCGCACGAAGCTTTAAGAACAAATATTCAAGATCAAAAGTCGTAAGCTTATCGACATCAAAGTCTTCGTCTTGCACGCACAGTCTTAAAATCTGTTTGATGGCTCTGATCACATCAGTATCTTCTCCACCTTGCTGAGAAATCAGCAAGATCTTTTCTTCTTTCACCAAGAATGGTCGAAAGAGAATCTTTTTCTTTGAAGAGGGGATCGTCACGTCAAAGAGTGGTTGGTCGATTTTTGGCAAAGGCATTATATATTCTCCTAAATTATAAATTATGATTCGACAGTTGTTATTTGATTTCCAAGAGTGTCATATCGTTTCGGAAACCCGGCGAGTTCAACGCCGCGGTTAGAAAATGTGTCTGGTGGAAGAGGCGGCGAAGAACCTCTCGTTCTAAATCCATCGCCGATAATCGTAGTTTCATTTGATAGATCTGTCAGTTCGAGACCTCGAGCACCGGTTGGATCGAGAGTAGCAAGATCAACAACACCTCCAGCGCCCATTCCTTGAACCGCATACGGACCAGTCGCAGTCACTTTAATTTCATCATTAATCGATTGGCTTTTTTTATTCTTCGATTTCGATCTTTCAATTCGAAGATCAGTAAAAGAAAAAGTGATGTTTAACTTCATTAAAGTATTTTCTTCGCTCCATGACATATTCATGCTTTGTATGCCGGTAGGAAACACATCATATATATGATATTCCATCACAGCATTTTGTGATCGATCATATACAAATACGTTTACATTCGGACACGCATACGTATCTTTGTAAGCGATCTCATATGGTCTTCGCATACCACCAATTTTATTATTATTCATATTCGCGCCACCAAAAGAGTCGCGATTGACAATTAAATTTAACCATTCTTCAAAGAATTCTACAACCAACGCGTCTTTATCGACGATAAACTGGAGCGTAAAGTCTCCGACATTTACTCCATACGCGACGTTTTCAACTGGGCCAAATCCGTATCTTCTGATATTTTGTTCTTGTAATAGATTAATAGAAGGAAGAACAACGTTGTCACATCTCATTGTCAGAATCGAATCGAGATTTCCGGCGGGAAACTGTTTTATTGCCCATAGCATCGGAGCAAAAACTGTTAAGAAGCTGTGTGTAGGAAGTATACTATCTGCACCAGAAACTTCGGCTCGGAATCGACCGATATTAAATATGCCTTTAGTACGTTCACCTGTGCTAAATTCGGAATTTTTAGTTTCAATATAATTGAGATTTTCTTCTTTTGTATTAGTATTGGTGCCTTTAGCTACTTGTGTTTTTGCGACAACCACAGGTTTCGCAGCTGCACCTTGTGCACCACCGCTTCCGCCATTAACTCGCGCTTGATTTGCAAGGCGTGTAGAATTTCCACGATCTTCTTCTTCGTTTTTTGATTTGACAAAAGCTGCTATATATCTTTGACGTGTTTGCTTTCTTGATTGCGCAGCCAATTGAGCAGAGGTTAATCCTCCGCGAGATTGCGCACGTTGACTTTCTAATTGATCTTGAAGTTTATCGCGGTTACTAAGAAGAGTTGCTTTTCCTTGGGGAGAGGAAGCAAACCGTTGCCACTCTGCCTCTGCTTCTTGAGCAATGCGCGTCTGTTGGCGTTGTTCAACACCGGCTGCTATTTTAGCTGGTGAGCCCCTATCTCTTTCTTTTTTTGGCGGAGTGACGCCCATACGATTGGCTTGTAGTATAGCTGCATTATCTGTCATTACTTAGTAACTCCCAGCATTCTTTTCGTATCCATCCAAACTTGATTCTTCTTTGCTTTGACAAAGCGTTCTGTTGGCAAAAACAATGCGATGTCCCATTCTGAAGGATAAACGTACATAAACTTTGATTGTACATGTGAAGCCAAATAATGCTTAATGCATGGAGCATACCATCTTAGCTTTGCTGCTTGAGTCATGAGTTCATAACTCAGTTTAAGCTTTGTCGACTCGTCATAACGTGTATTGTTTGCAAAGTCATATAGTCCGTCCATTAACTTTGCTCTCAGCTGCAAAGGAAGATAGTGTAGATTCAATCCCATAAATCCACCCTTGACTTTCTTATATGGAAAGATCAAAGGAAATCTATCGTAATATGGAAGCTCATCTTTCCATTTCGGATCATAGTAGAACATGTACATTGAGCCGAGCAAAGGCTGAGTAGTCATACGACTGATGTCACCCTTCATCATCTCACGCTCATTAATACGATTCATCTTGCCTGCAGTATCTCGAAACCAATCGCGCGCAGAGTTTGTCCGCGCTGGAATCTGACCAGAACGAACACCTTGTGTGATGATGGTATCAAATACGATTGCCATTAAAACTTAATTCCTAATTCTTTTTCGGTGAGTATATCGAACTTCCAACCACGATCGTTGCAGTATACCGCTGCAGCTCTCCACTTGGCTTCGTTGACACCCCACGTCATGACTTCATTAATATAACGCTTATTAGGCTTATTTATCACCACTGGAGGCCGCGTCTGCGCATGGGGTTTTATTTCAACGACAATCGTATCGATTTTACCTTCTGGTGATTTTTTCTTTACGATGAAGTCTGGAAAGTATCGATGTACACGATTGTCGAGAGGAGAGCGATAAGGAATGACTAACTCTTCGCTTCCCCATTGCACAACATTCGGATGAGAATCTAAGTACATCATGAACTTGAGTTCCCATCGACTACGATATACGATATTGTTCGAGTCTCCGAGATATTTCTTTATATCCTTTGGTCGAAACTTTCCTTGATAAGCCATAAATCTATTTATAAATAAGCTGATAGCCTTTTTAAATTTGAGAGACAACATGGCCGGAAGAGATGATCGACTAGTAAACTTAGACAGACTAAAGAAAGATGCTGGCGGGCTTATAAACAGAACGCTTCGAAATATTACGAATAAGCTCGAAGATAAACTCGAGAATGCGGTCGAAGATCTTTTTGCCAAAGCATTAAAGAAGGTAGGATTTTCTGATGCAACCGCAGCAAAACTTTCTGCAAGATTCGGCGATTCTTTAACTGCTGGTCTTGAAGACAAGTATTTCCAAACATTTACGAGTGAAATGAAGCGAGCATCTTGCGCCGACATTCGTAACAATTTTAATCCGCAGAATGGTAATATCATAGGTGCTTCTGCTTTTGCCGAAACATATGTTGATGCTATTCAAAGAGCTTCAAATAATATTACTGTTGATGGCCTAGATACGATGCAGTTTCCTGATCATATCAGTGAAAATTATTATATGTCATTTAAGTTTAAACAATACCAACGTCCTTCTCCTCATACAAAAGGAGATCTCAAGTTTGTACAAGCATTTGCGCTTCCTCTTCCGAAAGGAATAAGAGAAAGCTTTGATATTGAAGTCGCTCCAAACGCCACTGGTCTGAAAGGTGGAATTGCAGATGCGATGCAAAACTTTATAAGCTCACCCGGTGGTAAAGAACGAACACAAGCGATAACAAATTCGGTCGCGGCGCTTGCTTTTAGCGCGATGGTTACATCAACAAATGATATAGGAGCTCTCGGAGCTCAAGCGATTGGGGCCGTTCCAAATCCTCATATACAAGCTTTATTTAGCGGTGTTCCTCTTCGTCAGCATCGATTCGAATGGACGTTTGCTCCTCGTAATCCAGAAGAAAGTCAGCAGTTAATGAATCTGTTGAAAGCAATGAAAGCATATGCTTTGCCATCATATAGCAGCTTAGGAACTGCGGCGCTCGCATATCCTTTCTTATGTCAACCAGAGTTAAGAATTATGAAAGGTGAACCTGGATTAATTCAATTTATGCCGTGTCTCATTCAATCAATCGATCTAAATTATTCTCCGCAAGGAATTCCTGCATTCTTTGAAGGCACGAGTCATCCGGCATTTATTGAATGTTCAATTTCAATGCTTGAAACACAGATTCAAACGTCGCGCGATTATGGCAGAGAAGGCGGAGATCGTTTGAGTGAAAGTTTTGAAACTTTCAAGAAAGAAATACAAAAAGGTATTAATGCTGCAGGCCTTGAATTTGATATTAATAAAACACAAGCTGATGTTACGGGTTACATAGAAGGCGCTCTTAGCAATAAAGAAGAAAAGAAACCTCAATAATGGCAAGATATTTCGATCGATTTCCAATTGTAGACTACGACGGAAACGTTGCCAAGAATATCTTGGCACGCGTCGACTTTACTGACAAAACGAAGAAAGAAATCTATTCTACCTTTCAGTTTACTCTCGAAGAAGGCTTTGAGAGACCGGATATTCTGTCTTATAACTATTACGGATCTTCGAAATTTGATTGGATGATCTATCTTACGAATAACATCGTTGATCCTTACTACGACTATTATAAGTCGGCAGAAGATTTTAAAAGTTATATTGAAACAAAGTATGGATCAAATTCGAATGCTCGAGCGATTACTCTCTTCTATCGATTAAACTGGCATGAAGACGAAAGAATTATTACTCTTCAACAATACGATTCTCTTCTTGCGAATGAAACTACAAATACTCAAAAGTATTGGAAGCCAAAACTTACGAATACTGGTGCAGTGATCGGCTACGAAAGAATCAAAGAAGATTGGATAGTATCCACAAACAAAATATTATCGTTGACTCTTACTGCTTCTCCAACACAATTCCAAGTCGGAGATCGAGTGTCTCAGACGAGCACTGGTGCTAGTGCGACTATCGACTATATTGATCTTGAAAACAATAGCTTAACCGTAAAACACGTAAATGGAACTTTTGTAGTCAATACAGCAGAAGGAATAAAAACAATTACTCCGATAAAGCAAAATATTTCTGATGCAGAAACAGAGTATTGGTATGCCGTCAATGCATATGATGATGAGAAAGAAACAAACGAACTGAAGCGAAATATATTTGTTCTGAAGTCTTCTTATCTTGCTGAAACAGAAAAACAATTTATACAACAATTGAGTTTGTAATATGATTTCTCAAATTAGAGACGGACAGTTTAAACTTAACGAGTTTTTAATGATTGATAACACAGCAAAAACTGTCGATTGCGGCAAGGCTGTTGATTTGACTCCTGTCTGTGTACAAGCAAACATATATGAATCTATACTCGAACCTGCTGTTCGCGCACAATTCGAATTTTATGAGGCGAAGGGCGCAGGAGACAAATTTGTTTTTACAGATAAGAAAATTATCATTGATTTTACAACAGACGAAGATAATTCAAAATCGTCTATTCGATACGAACTTTATGTTATTAATAAACCAGTCACTTTTAATTCTCCCGATGATAAAGCACTAATTTATAAAGTGGAGTGTGTTACATATGAAGCTTGGAAAGCTTCGACCATAAAAAACACACCGCTTGTTAGAAAAAATATTGAGTGCGAGAATATGGTAAAAGCATATCTTAACTTAACGAAATCAAACAAACCTTTCTTTGCAGAAAAAACTCGTGGGTTGCATGCATTTAACTTTACTGAAAAGACTCCATTCGAGTGTATTGATCAAATTAGATTAGAACATGCAATGTCTCAAGAATTTAATGGCCATTGTTTTTACTTCTTTGAAAACAAGTACGGATTTGTTTTTAAAAGTATGGAAGCGTTAATCAAAGAAGGCATAAAAAATATCGGCGATAAGTGTTTTACACAATCTACTTTAACCAACTTAAATGTAACCGGGGCAAAGTGGAGAAATATCTTAACTACTAAAATTATTCAAAGCGGCAACGAAGGAATTTTAAGATTAATTGGAGGTGGAAGATCGACGTGTCAACTACAAAATAGTGTCACTGGAGATATTATTTCCTTTCAAGCTGATCCAAAAAATTTGCAATTCGAAACACTAAACGAAGGATCTGCATCTTCAAATCTTAAAGCTCAGGTTGAAAAAACTGAAGATGGAAATGAAGGAGCTCCTCGAGCTATTCCTTTCGATCCGACTGTTGGAAATGCAGAGAGAGCCGAAAAGTTTAATCATATGCCTTATTATATGAGTCACTTTTTAACAGTGGTTATGCAAATCACTATTTATGGAGATTCAGCCATTACTGTTGGAGACGTGATTCACTGTCAATTACCCGAAGCTGCCGGTCTTACAAGAGGAGAAGAAAATCCTGTGAATGAAGATAGCGCTATCACGACAGGTAATTATGTTGTAACTAAATGTCGTCATATGCTGACTTTCAACGAAAAAGCAGAATATGCACAGGGGTTAGAGCTCGTAAAAGATGGTATCGGTGGATTACCAAAAACACACACAGTTTAGAGGATGATAAATGCAAGTTCCAAGATTTTTTGAAGGTATAGTAGCAGAAGATCCGACGACAGATCTCGGTTTAGAAGCTGATAAACCACAAACTGGCAGAGTTTTAGTAAGAGAACTTTTAGGTCACTCTAATCAAGTGAATTCTGAAGATTTATTGCCGTCATATATTATGATGCCAACTACGAGCGCCGGAGTTTCTGGAATTGGACTAAGTCCGACTGGTCTCTTAAAGGGATCTCGAGTCATGTGCATGAAGCTTCCAAATCAACAGTCGGCATATATTCTTGGAGTATTAAACTATGCTCCAGAAGATAATCACAGCGTGTCTTCATATGCTCGAGGTCAAGGCGAGCCAGAACTGAAAACTCGTAATCGTATTAAAACCGATGACGGTTTTGATGTTGAACCAGCATCAAAGTATAAAGCAAAGTATCCTTACAATAGTACGATGACTACTCGAAGCGGACATATCC